GGACGCCATCCGGTGCATTGGGCATGTTTATTGGCAAGTCAGCCAAAAATTGGGATGCTGCGGCAGAAGCCAGAGCATTGCAAATGGAAGCAAATAAAATTGATCCAAAATTAATACGTAGTGAAACTGGAGTTTTTAAAGGACCAGAAGGTAAATTAAGGCAAGAAATACCTGATAATAACGCTACATTTAGCGGGGCAGGTTATCCAATACCAACAGAAAGAGATAAATTAATTAATGTTTTAAAGCACGATATTTTATTTGAAAATTATCCGCAATTAAAAAATATAAATATTGAAAGAGAATTTTCTGAAAATACTAGGGGCAGTTGGAATCCAGAAGTAAAAATAATAACTGCTGGCGGCGGCACAAATCAAACAGAAAGTCAAGCAAAATCAACAATATTGCATGAATTACAACATGCTATTCAAGATATTGAAGGATTTGCTAAAGGTGCTAATCCACAAATAATGGGCGGTGTATTAAGGCAACAAGAACGTGAAGAAATTAAACCATATTTAAGCAAAAATGCAGAATGGAATAGAAATTTGCAAATGTTAGGACAAGCAAGCAGATCATTATATTTGCATAAATTAAAAGATTTATCTGTTGCCGATAATATTAAACCAAGATCAATATTTAGTTTGAATGATTGGTATAAATATGGCAATGAAATACGTGGTGAATTAGGTAAAATGCCAACAAGACCAGGATTTCAAAGAGATGAATGGTTGCGGCGAGCAGCACAATCAATTAACAAAAGTGTATTAAAAGAAAACCCATATTGGGATCAATTGCTTAATACTCCGAAAGAAGAATCATTGCGTGTTTACAACAAAGCAAATAGAAATTTATCTAAAAATCAAGAATCAGCAAGAGCTTATAATGAAGTTGTTGGTAAATTTAAAAAATTCTATGATATGCCAAAAGAAGAACAATATAGGCACGTGGCAGGAGAAGCTGAATCTAGATTGACACAAGATCGGATGAATTTAACAGCAGAAGAACGTAAAGCAATACATCCAGAATATGATGTGCCGATTAACCAATTAATTATTAGGCAATAACATGGAACAGACTAGCACTGGTGTGCAGAAATGGCTCAATGTTGTCGGTGCGTATGACAATGAGTTTAAGAAATGGGAAGCTAGAGCGCAAAAGATCGTCAAGCGCTATCGTGATGACAATCGCAGCTCGCACACAAACGAAACAGCTAAATTTAATATTTTGTGGTCGAACGTGCAGACGCTTATCCCTGCTGTTTACGCCAAGCTGCCGAAGGCTGACGTGTCGCGCCGGTTTGGGGATAATGATCCAGTAGGCCGTGTGGCTGGGCAATTGATTGAGCGGTCGCTAGATTTTGAGATTGAGCATTACCCAGACTTTCGCAGCACTATGCGCCATGCGGTCGAGGATCGGTTCTTAGGCGGTCGTGGCACTGCGTGGGTGCGGTATGAACCACATGTCACTGAGCAGGATGTGCCAGAAGATGGCTTGCAGGTTACTGAGGACATTGACGAGGTAGATCAAGATGGTAAGCCACAGACTGCGTTGGGTGCGACTGCGGGCGAGATTGCACCGCAAGAACAGATCGAGTATGAGTGTGCGCCGACTGATTATGTGCATTGGAAAGACTTTGGGCATTCTGTTGCTCGCACATGGGAAGAAGTAACGTGCGTATGGCGTTGGGTATACATGACGAAAGAGGCTCTAGTTGAGCGTTTTGGCGAGGAAATGGCCAAGACATTACCGCTAGACTCAAATCCAGATACACAAACCACGTATGGTCAAAATACTAAAGAGCGCACTAGAGCTAAAATATGCGAGCTGTGGGATAAAGAATCGGGCAAGGTTTACTGGTTTAGTAAGAATCATGCAAGCATTATTGATGAGCGTGATGATCCGTTAGGCGTGGAGGGATTCTTTCCTTGCGGCAAACCGTTATACAGCACGACCACATCCGATACACTAATCCCAGTGCCGGACTTTGTGCTATATCAAGACCAGGCTAATGAGTTAGATATTCTTAGCGATCGGATTGATGGTCTAGTCAAAGCGTTGCGGGTTCGCGGTGTGTATGACGCAAGCCAGCCTGCATTGCAGCGTCTATTAACTGAAGGTGATAACAATACGTTGATCCCAGTTGATAAATGGATGGCATTCAGTGAGAAGGGCGGGTTAAAAGGCAGCATTGATATTCTGCCAATTGACCAGCTTGCCGAGGCGTTGATGCAGTGTTATCGCGCTCGCACTGAGATCAAGCAACAAATCTACGAAATCACTGGGATTAGTGACATTATCCGAGGCGCATCGTTAGCAAGTGAGACTGCAACTGCACAACAAATCAAAGGCCAGTATGCAGGTCTGCGACTTCGCTCGATGCAGGAGGATGTGGCGCTATTTGCCAGTGAGCTTATTCGATTGAAGGCGCAAGTAATTTGCTCTAAATTCCAGCAACAGACAATACTAAGCTATGCTGCGGCACAGCAGATGCAGCCTGCGGATCAGCAGATGATACCGCAAGCGTTGCAGCTCATTAAAGACAAGCCACTGCGTAATTTTAGGATTGAGGTTGCTGCCGACTCGTTGGTGCAGATTGATGAGGCGCAAACTAAGCGCGACCGTATGGAGTTTATCCAGGCATTTGGTGGCTTTATGCGTGAGGCGCTACCGGTTGCACAGTCAAGCCCAGAGATGACACCGATGCTGGTAGAAGTCATGAAATTTGGCATCTCGGCGTTTAAGCAATCCAAGCCAATCGAGGGCGCACTAGATGCAGCGCTTGACCAGTTGAAGAAAGCACAGGCCAATCCACAACCAAAACCAAATCCAGAGGCTATGAAAATACAAGCACAGCAAGCAGCAGAGCAAGCGCGTATGCAGGCAGATGGTCAGATTGCACAGATGCGTATGCAAGCTGATACCCAGACTACGCAGATCAAAATACAAGCAGAGGCGCAGCTTGAGCAGATGAAGGCTCAGAATGCAGCGCAGATTGAGGCTCAGAAACAGCAGCACGAGCAGCAATTAAAACAAATGGAAATTAAATCACGCGAAGAAATGGACAAATGGAAAGCAGAACTTGACGCGGCAACCAAAGTTATGGTGGCTCGAATTGGTGCAAATCCTGGTGTTGATGTACCATTGCTTGAAGCTCAACAAGCGGCATCTGAAAGATTTAGCGCTGAATTGAATAATCATATGTCTAATCACAGCAACATGATGGCTGCAATGCACGATAATTCAATAAACATGCACCAAAATGCTATGGACAAACTAGAAAGAGCTGTGCAGTTGGTTGCAGCGCCTAAACGAGTTATTCGCGGTCCTGATGGGAAAGTCATGGGCGTTGAGGTGGCGGCATGATTAATACCACCAGAGGCGAGATGGATGAAGCGCTATTAGAAAAGCGCGAGGGTGAATTTGAAGATGAGAACGAGCGTACTACATGGGTAGAATATTGGACATGTGGCGAGATGGTGCATCGGTCGGTGCATGTGACTTTAAAGAAAGCAGTAGTGTCAACAACTGAAATAGGGGGCTTCAATGGCTAACAGTCAAGCAATGTGTACGAGTTTTAAAACTGAGATATTGAGCGGAATTCATGCGCTTGGCACAAGCGTTGTAAGGGCATCTACAGCAGCCGATACGCTTAAGGCAGCGTTATACCTTGCTAGTGCTAGTCAGGGCGCAGGAACGACAGCCTATGCCGTTACAGACGAGGTTACCGGCACTAATTACAGTGCAGGCGGCATTACCGTAACCAATGCAACAGCGCCAACAAGCACAGGCACGACTGCGTATTGGACACCAAGTGCGAGCTTTAGTTGGACTAACGTCACGCTGTCTACGTCATTTGACTGCGCGTTAGTCTATAACTCGACTCAAAGCAATAAGGCAATCTCAGTGCATACGTTTGGCGCTCAGACTGTTACGGCAGGCAATTTCACGCTGACAATGCCGACAAACGATGCAACTAACGCACTGGTAAGAATTGCTTAATGGCACAAGGTGCTTTAACCATCTAAAGGGTAAATTATGGCATTTGCATTAAAAGACAGAATCCAAGAAACAACCACCACGACAGGCACTGGCACAATTACGCTTGCTGGTGCTGTTGCTGGGTTTCAATCTTTTGCCGCAGTTGGCAATGGAAATACGACTTATTATTGTATTACTAGCGGCTCTGCATGGGAGGTTGGTCTTGGCACGTATTCAACTACTGGGCCTACACTTGCTCGCACTACTATTTACTCAAACTCTTTAGGCACTACAGCAGCTATATCTTTAACCGGTACTTCTAATGTGTTTGTTACTTTACCGGCGCAACAAATACCCGGTAATGGTAAATTTTTACAGTGGCAAAGCGTTCAAACTTCTAATTTTACTGCCGTAAATGGATACGCTTATCCGGTCAATACAACAAGTGCGGCGATTACAGTAACCTTACCAGCAAGCCCAAACATAGGAGATGTTGTAGCCATTGTTGATTACGCTGGAACTTCAGCAACAAATCCCATTGGTATTACTGGAAACGGCAGCAATATTCAAGGTAGCACGCTTTATACTTGTATAAATGTTGCTCGGCAAGCACTTAACTTTGTTTATATTGATTCAACACAAGGCTGGATTTCTTACGCTCAACAATCCGCTGCTGCCGCACCTCTTTCTTATTCAATATCTTATTTAATAGTAGCGGGCGGTGGCGGCGGCGGTGGGTCATCTACAAATGGTGGTGGTTGTGGCGGCGGCGGCGCTGGCGGGCACTTATCTAGCACAACTAATTTAATTGTCGGAACAACTTATACCGCTACCGTTGGCGCTGGTGGAGTAGGTGGGGTAGGTATAACACCCCCTACATCTGGGTCAAATTCAACATTAACAGGCGGCACACTTTCTTTAACCGCTGCGGTTGGTGGTGGGCGTGGGGGGTATTGGACTACACCCACAGCAAGTCAAGCTGCTGCAAGTGGCGGGTCAGGCGGCGGGGCTGCGGGTGCTTCAGCAGTTGGCTCAGGTACATCAGGGCAAGGATTTGCTGGTGGGGCTGGATCATCCGCTAGTGCAAATCTTGGCGGTGGTGGTGGCGGGGGTTCAGCGGCTGTTGGTTTGGCTGGCGCTGCAACTACTGGCGGAAATGGCGGCACAGGAACTTCAAATGCAATTACAGGCGCTTCCGTATTTTATGCCGGTGGTGGAGGTGGCGGAACACAGGCTGGCGGTACGGCTGGTACGGGAGGCTCAAGCGTTGGGGGGGCAGGTAGTACTTCTAGTACTGTTGCTAGTGATGGGACTATTAATACAGGCTCAGGAGGCGGCGGCGGTGGCTGCACAGCTACACTTGCTGGGTTTGGCGGAGCTGGGGGTAGTGGAGTAGTGATACTTTCTGTGCCAACATATATTTATACAGGAGTAACTACGGGTTCTCCAACCGTTACAACATCAGGCTCTAATACAATTTTGACATTTACATCTTCAGGGACTTATACAGCATGAGTTATTTTGCGAAAGTTGTTAATGGAATAGTTACTCAGGTTATTGCCGCTGAACCAGATTTCTTTAAAACTTTTGTGGATTCAAGTCCTGGTGATTGGATTCAGACTTCATACAACACGCATGGCGGCGTTCACGCTACTGGTGGCACTCCGCTGCGTAAAAATTATGCTGGAATCGGATTTACTTATAATGCTGTTAGAGATGCGTTTATTCCACCAAAACCAGATGATTCTTATGTATTAAATGATGAAACTTGTTTATGGGAACCTTTAATAGAAATTGATAAATAATGTTAGGTTTATATCCATTAAGCGGTGCACCTTTAGGAGCTTCGGGAAGCGTTAGTCCTACGCCTGCCGCTAACACTAATGGAGTTTGGGATACCGGCACTTGGGATGCTGCGTTTTGGGATAGTTTAAATGTTACTGGCAATGAGGCCACTGGCGGGGTAGGCAATCTAGGCACATCACAATCTGTCGCACTAAGCGGTAATCAGGCGACTGGTGCGGTTGGCACAGTTACAGCCAATATTACCATTGCGCTTACAGGCGTTGAGGCTATCGGTGCGGTTGGTAGTGTTAATGTTGGAGCTGATGTTGTGGTGGCGCTTACAGGCGTTGCAGCTACAGGGCAGGTCGGAAATCTTACAGTATCAGATCAGCCAATTATTTTTATTGACGATACGCACGATGGTGACTTTTTAGGTAAGAAATTTGCAGAGGAACAAGCGCGGGCAGCAAAGCGGCGCGAGGCAATATTAAATGCCTACGAGATAGTAGTGGAAGGCAGACCAGAGTTTGCCGAGGAAATAGCAGAACCGTTTACGCAATTAGTTGTAGATCAGCAGGAAATGCCGGTAAAGCAGATTGATTATGACGCTCTATTTGCCGATCTCGACAGGGTTGAGGCAATTTGGAGTAATTACATTGACTT